GCGATTGTGGTGCTCCTGTGCTGGTCACTCAACCGGGTGTTTTCATCGCGGGAGTTCATATTGGTCACAATGGAACTTACTCCTCCGCTGCAGTTGTGTCGCAAGAGGATTTTGAAGGTCTTGACAAAGGGCCCTGCGATTCCGTTATAGATTTGGGAAGTGGAAGTCATCAGAAAATACTGTCGAGCGTGATTCATCACAAGTCTGTTTTCCGGTATATTCCCGAGGGATGTGTCAAGGTGTTTGGCTCTTTTGTTGGTTTCCGTCGCGGACCTCGTTCATACGTAGGTCCTGCTATCGGAGCTTCCATTGCTGCTAAATACAACATTTTTCCTGAATTTGGCAAACCCGTTATGCGGGGGTACGGACCCTGGCGAAAGAATATCATTGCTGCTATTAACCCTGTGTCTTTGGACATGAAGAAGTTGCAAATGTGTGTTCAAAATTTTTCGGACAAGGTGGCGAACCTGCCTGAAAGTACGACCAGATTACTCCACAAGTTGCCCCTCGATGTTGCGATCAATGGTTATGCCGGTGCAAAGTTTATAGATTCTATGAATTTGAAATCTAGCGCTGGTTTTCCGTACAACAAGTCCAAATCGCATTTTGTCGTTCGCGATCCCGATCCCCCAGATTATGCTCCAGATGCGTCCCTCATTACGGACGAAATTGCGGCTGACATTGAAAGGATTATGGATTGCTACCGTCAAGGGAAAATGGCAAATCCCATTTTTGTCGGTTCTTTGAAGGATGAGCCCCGAACTTTTAAGAAGATTGAAGAAGAGAACACGCGTGTTTTTGCAGGAGCCCCATTTGCGTGGTGCTTGATTGTGAGACAATATTTTTTGACGTTTACGCGAGTTTTCCAAAGCAATCATCTGTTGTTTGAGAATGCTGTTGGAATTGATGTAACATCTCCTGAGTGGGGAATGTTGCGCCAATACTTCATTGACAATAAAATGTTGGTGTTTGATGGTGACTATAAGAAGTTTGATAAGAAGATGATCAATTATTTGGTCTCCGCCGCTTTTGATGTTATGATGTCCGTGTGTGAAC